TACCTAACATTTTAAAGTTTTTTACAACTGGTAATTTACCTAAGGCTTTTTCGTATTTGTCAAAATTTATAGACGCTGCTCTTAATTTGTCTGCTGCATAAGTAGCACTTGGGTCTCTAGTAAATGCACTAACTATTTTAGGCATATCATTAAGATAAACAGCTCCACTACCTGCTACATCACCTATTAATTCTAAATCAGATCTTTCAATACCTTCCCCTGTAAAGGGAAAAATACCTTCTGTTGCTGTTTTAAATGGATCTGCCTTTTTTGTTTTTTCTCTTGCTAATAATTTTGCACCAAGATTTCTTTCTTTTTCTACTTCAGCTACATTTGTGTAACCTTTAAGTTGACCAGATTCTAACGCTAAATCTACCGCTGCTCTTTGATCGTTGTTTAATGCTGAAGGATCAAATGTTTTTTCATCTAATCTTTTTTGAAGTTCTTGTAGTGTAGCCATTACTGAATACTCCCAAGTATGTCCTCTTGGTTTGCTTGTACGTTTGCATTAACTTGTGCACTGTTTCTATCTGCGTAAACTTTTCTAACGTAAGGCATTTGTGTGAAACTTAATAAGAAATCTTCATTACCGCCGGCTTCCATATAGTTTTTAGATAGTCTTAAAAATTGTGCTTCTAAGTCTTTAGATAAATTTCTGTAAGATGATCTAACTTCTTTTTCACCTGTAAATAGACCCATAATTTTTGTAGCCTGCTCTGCATCTTGTACGTCAGCTCTTGTTAATCTATCTTCAGTTTTGTTAGCATTAGCAAGAATATATTTCATTCTAACTTCAATTAGTCTTGCTCTTGTAATATTATCTAATTCACCGTCAGTTGTTTTAGCCCCATCTGTAATAGATCTTATTTCTTTTTTATACTGATCTACTAATTCTTGTTGATCTTTTCTTTCAGCCTCAGTAGTAGCAACAACTTGTCCATCACCACCTATTTTAGGTTCATTTATTAACTCTATTATCTCAGCATCAGCGTTTGTACTTGCAGTTCCAATGTCACCAACACCCACTAATTCAAATACATCACCTATAGCTCCTGTAACTTTTTCATAACCTAATTTACCTTTAGCAGTTAAACCAAATGCTTCTTTAGGTAAGGAGTCTACTATTTGAGTAAATTTATAACCTTGTTCAATACTAGATAGTTGCTTTCTCATTTTATCCAATCTTGCAGGTGATTTTTTAACTGTTGTATATTCTGTATACTTCATTGGAACAGCCATTGTTCCTGAACCATCTGGAGTTGGTACAAACATAATATCTAAACCTGTTTCTTTATCTATTCCTTTTTCTACTGTTCTTGCACCAAAAGGTAAACTTGGATCTCTGATAACAACTGTTTGTCTTGTTTTATCTGCTTTAATTATTCCATCTTTCTTTTGTTTTTCTTTTGCTTTTAAAAATGATACTGCTAAATCTTTTCTTCTATCTTGTTCTTTACTAAATAAAGCTAACGCTGTATCAGTAACTCCCGCACCTGATTGACCTGCAACATCTAAAAACCCTCTAACACCATCCCTAGCTGTTTTACCTGACATTAAACCTGTAGCAAACTTCATAAGTAAAAGATTACTTGTTTGATCGTTACCACCAGTTAAGTTTGTAATTCTATCGTAAAATGCATTAAACTCATCAGCATCTTTACTAGCTGCCATTTTCTTTTTAATAAGAGCACCTTTCTTAGCATTGTCCTCTTGTTGCTTAGCCATGAACTTTATCTCATCTTCATCTAAATCTGTTACTCTTGAAACTTTTGGTAACTCTGCTTCATTAGTTATGTTAGCCCCACCTGTTACATTTTTATCAAATGTAAATACATCTGCTATTTGATCTGCTGTAGCTGTAGGTGTTGTTTTTGCTACTTGCTCATTTTTATAAGCTTCGTCTAATTTCATTTGTGCAATTTTTTTGTAACTTGGTGATCCAATAACTACTTCTTGTCCATCAATAACTGTAGGCTTACCAAGATTTTTTTTATCTTGTTCTACGCTTTTCAATACATCTTTTACTGTAAATGGAATTGGTTCACTTAAAACTTTTTCTTCTGCTGGTGCTTCATCCCCTAAAACTAAACCTGTTCCAATACCCCCTAGACCTACTGCTGTAGTTCCTTTTGGTATTCTTTTGCCAAATTCTTTTCCTGTTGATTGCATTGCTGCCGATGTTTGTGGAAACTTGCTTTTTAATGTTCTTTGTGCTCCTGTAAGTCTTAAACCTCTTGCTGCTAATGGTGTACCTAAAGCTAGTTGACCTATACCTGAAGCAATTTGACCAAAGTCTCCTTCTCTACTGCCTGTTACAATATCTCCAACACCTTCTCCACCAAGTAAAACACCTGTACCAAGTTCAGTTGATCCTGTAGCTCCTGGAAACTTTTTAGCTCCTCTAGCCATAAGACCTTGAAGTCCTGAGCCACCTGTTCCTGTTCCTAAACCTGTACCTGAAGTCCCTAAAGCTTTTTGATAACCCATAGGCATTCCAGCTGCTTTACGAGCTGCTCTGATACCTTTAAGCGTACGATACCCTTTAATAGCTGCTGGAGCCAAACGTGCTAAACCTGCACCTAATCCGTATAATATTGGTATAGGCATATGTTATCTCCTATTCGCCATGTTATAGGCAGCGTATGCTCCTATTCCTGTACCTGCTGCTTGCGCTAATGGATTAGTTCCTGGTGCCGTGGTCGCTGTAACGGCAGACTGTGATGTTGGCATATTAGTCATGATTCCTTTTAAGAACTCTAGTCTTTGATAAGGTTCATAAGCTTGAGCCATTGTACTTGCTCTTGTTGCATCTAATGCTTGCTGTCCTAACTGTTGCTGTACTCCACCGGCTTGTAATAGACTAGCAATATCTGCTTGTTGCATTGCTTGTTGTTGACCACCTAGAGCTCCTAATAATTGACCTGCTTGTTGTTGTAAACCTTGCTGTTGCATTCCTGCACTTAACGCAGTGTTAAATCCTCCAGCCATTGATTGACCGATGTTTGCTTGAGTTGCTCTTTGTAATTCTGCTTGTTGTATACCTTCTCTTGCACCACCAAATGCCCCTGCACCTACTGCATTAGCTGAAAGTTGATTTTGTGCCATTTGACCTTGTCTTGCAATCTCATCTGTCACGTATGATTGATAAGGATTTAAAAATTGATTTATGTTTGGTCCTGCTGTTGATTGTAATACTGAACCTATTCCTGCAGCTGTAGTGGGTGCTCCAACACCTGTTGTACCTGCTTGTTGAAAACCTGTTTGTTGTAAACCACTAGGTCCTGCAACTTGAAAACCTGGAATACCTACCGGAGTAGATGCAAGTTTTGCTGCTTGATCGTAAAGAGCTAGTTTTCTGCTTTCTACTTCTGGTGCTTCTCTAGCAATTGAAACTTGAGTGCCTGAAGAGGATCCTCCTCCTCCGCCGCCACCGCCGCCGCCAAATATAAAACTCATATTATTTTAACTCCTTTGTGTATAAATATCTTTTTACTTTCCATTCTTTACCCTTTAAAAACTGTTGCCAACCCGGTCTTGCATGCACTGCTATCTTTTTGCAACCTTCTGATATCGCTAGATCCTCTATAGTGTCTGCAGCTTCGTCTTGCCATAGTTCTCTTTTTTCTCCTTTTAATAAAATAACTTCACACTGTTTATAATTTGGAAGTATCATTATTCTTGTTACAAATACTCCAAACACCTTGTATCGTGTTCCGTCATCAGAACCAAACATTGTAAACAATTGAAAGGCTCCTTCTTTAATTCCTTCTTTAAGGTCTTCAATATTCATGGGTTCACCATCGTGTTTAAGACCTTCTCTTAACATAAACTCAACAAGCACCCAGTACTCATCAAGTTTTTTAGCGTCGATGTGTAATACAGCGACTTCTTTTTTAATTTGTTTTTTTTCTAGACGCATCTAATAAATCAAAAATTCGTTTAAATTTAGCTTGTTGTCCATAAAAAAACGCAGCACCTTTTTTACGCATATCTTTGTAGCTTTTTGGATCGCCGCCTTCCATAATACCTGCACCTAAAATTGCATCTGCTCTTGATACAAATTCCCCATCCGCTAGCTGAGCTAGCATAGTGTCCTCATCTTTATCACCATTTCCAGAACCATCTTCTACGTAACCCATTGCTCTAACGTAATTAGTTTCATCATTTTTATCGTGATCTGTCATAGAAGGTAAATAATTTATACCTCCTTTATTAAATTTTTTTATTTCTGCAATTCCACCTTTGCTAAAAGTATACAAAGAATTATCTGTATAGTTGTATGGAGATTGAGTTTGGTTAACGCCTGCAGCATCTGCTTCATAATCATATGTATTTAAAATATTTTCTAACTGTTCATCTGCTTTTTTCTTAGCTTCAGCGTAATCTTCAGGTTTAGTACCTTCAGGCATTTCTGTCGGCTCATCTTCTCCTGCTAATAATGTTGTTGCTCCAAGACCTAGCCCTAATTGTGCGCCTGTAGATAAACCTCTAAAACCCGAACCCTCTGTTAAAATTTCTGTACCCGCCTTATTATATTTATCAGGTTGACCAATTAAATTTTTCCCTAAATCATATATTCCACCGCCGGCTTGGGATACTTGTGAACCTAATGTTTGTTTTGCTATTTCTCCTGTACCTGCCTCTATCGCAGCTTGTCTACCTATAAAATTACCTGTGTTACCAAATGCTGTTGGTGCGAAAGAACCCATGTTAGGTCCCATTGTAGAACCAAAGCCTGCCATACCTGCAACTTGTCCTATACCGCCTGCTATTGCAGCGTCTCTTAATGATCTTTTTGTAGATTTACCTCTAAGCTTTTGAATGCCGAAGGTTGCTAGTGCTATTGTAAATGGATCCATAATAATTTTTTACAGTTATTATGCTATTTTAACTTATATAAGGCTATTCTTCAATATCACCCAATTTTATAGAACTCATCCTTAACTTTACCTGTGTAATGATGTTCTCCAATATGGCTTATTTCTTCGTCAACTAAGGCATAAATTTTCTCATTAATAGATGTCCAAAGCTTACAGAAAAAGAAATCTTCACCCATGTAAGTTTTATCTTTAGGGCTCCAATAAGTATCAAAAAAGTTAAAGTAATTTGGTCTGTCTACTAACTCCCCATTCATCATAGTTTTTTGTTTTATTGTTAACTCTTTATAATGCTCAATAAGCTTATTAAATGCAGATCTTTTAATCATCATCATACCTGTTGGTCCTTTTCTAACCTCAATAAAACCGTCTACGGGGGTAATATTTTTTGTATCTGGTAACTCAATAGGGAATAACATACCCATGGTGCTTATATTATCATCAGGTCTAGCTTCAAAATCTTGTCTAAATTTACTATCGGTTTTCTGTTTCATTGGGTAAGGGATTAAACTTATCTCATGCTTACAATTAAATAATCTATAAACAGATCTAGTAGAAAACTCTATATCAGAATCTATAAATAACATTTGATCTGCATCTGAATTTAAGAAAGAAGAAGTAAGTAAGTTTCTTCCTTGTGTTACAAGTGAAGACTTCATTAATTGAAATGTTACTTTAGTTTTATTTAAAATACATTCCTTTTGTAAGTCTAAACAAGCTCTCATAAAATGAATGGATACGTCTGAATGCACAGGTGTGCAAACCATTAGATGGTTTTTATTTATTTCTTTTGACACTTATAGCTCCTTTCAAAAAGTTTTCCCAATGTCCTGCTATATATTTCCAATCATAAAATCTTTTATAATATTCTTGTTGGAATTTAAGTCCGTTACTTAAATCTTGTTTTAAAATATCTTTTGTTCTTAAAATACATTCAGCTAATTGTATTGATAATTTAGGTTTGTTTTGAGTATAAGGTATATAAATTGGAAACTCGCAGCATGTTTCTGGTATTGCGCCGAGGTCCGTGGTTATTAAAATCTGACCCGCTGCTAACGATTCCATAGCAGAGATACAAAATGTTTCTTCCCAGATACTAGGAAAACAATTAACGTCATAATCTTTTAACTTAGTCATTAAAGTTTTATGGTCACAATAACCCATGTAATTTACATTAGGTAAAGATTGAGCTTTTTCATATAAGGGTTTGTATTGATCATCGTTACTTTGCTCAAATGATTTACCATAAATTTTTGTACTAGAATAAACATCCAAAGTTATATCAGGATCTTTAATTGCATCCATAGCAGCTAAAGCTATTTCTAAACCTCTCCACGGTGTAGAGATATAGCACATCTTAACTTTAGGCTTTGGGGTAAAATCTGTTTTTAATTGTAGCTCATCATAGTCTATTGCGTTTTTAATTACCGTGCATCTATCTTCAGGTACTTGAAAATGTTTTCTAAAGTTTTCGTAATTCCAATGACTATTAAAAACATACCAATCATATTTAGAATGATTATCTTTATTTTTAAACCAAGGATGAATATTAGGTTGATCGTAAGAATTTTTCTGCCAAAGAATATTTGATTTAATAGGATCTAATGGAATCTTTTCTGGAACTGAAGTAGTGATTTGTACGGAATCAAACACACCTTGGTTGATGTGTTTTTTAAGATAAGCTAGTTGTAGTTCGGTACCGCCTGCTGGTTGCATTATACCTTTGTTTTACCAAAGATACTCATAGATGCAACAGTTATTTTTTGATTTATTTGTAAATCCTCCGCAGAAGTGTCCGTGTCATTATTGGCCACATCGGCATCAAACTCAGCTTTGTCAGCATAAAGCTTACCTGTTCTTTTATTCTTAACTTCTTCTTCCGCCTTAGCTGGAATAACTGGTACTTCTTTACCATTAATCATTACTGTTTTTTGTGTCATTATTTTTTTCCTTATTTGTTATAACTTTATTAAATTTTTTTGTCTAGCCCTTTCCCTGGCCTTTATAACGTTTAGTACGTTTCTGTCTCTTCTCACCTTTGTTTAAAGACTTCTTATGTTTTCGAGGACCTCTTTTTTTAGGTTTATCTCTTGTAATAAAATCTTTAAACTTCCTAGCCATTTTCCTGCGATCTATCTATTAAAGCATAACTTATAGCGCCTGTAATCTCGTTAGCTGTATCTGCTTGCATTTCAAGGACATCACTTGCTTCTAAGTTTAGTGATTCCTTAATTAGATTATCAGTAGCTTTGTTTAAACTAATGTGGCCTATTTGAACACGAGAAGCTCCTGATTTTGTTATAAATAAATCTGTATCTATACCACTTGCAGTATCGTGAACTGCTTGTACATTTTTAATAATAATAGTCGCATCTGCAGGACAGGTTAAAACTGTTGTGATGTTAGTCGTAGTTAAATCAAATGTTTCGCTTTTATATCTTATTGTCATGACATGAAATAGTTAAATGTGTTTTGTTCATTTTTTTGTTCTTCTTGATAAGAAGTGTTTAATTGATTTTGTAAAGTCTCAATAGCTGCATTTATTTGTCTGAAAGTTTCTGTGTTAAACTCCTGTGGTGGTTCCGGTAAAAATACTTGTACTTTAGCCATTATCTTCTTCCATCAGGTTGTATGTCAAATCTAAATTGACCAAATCTCCAACTTTCATTTAAACCATCATTTTCTACTTTAACTGCAGCAAGTCTTGCTCTTGCTCTTGTGTCTACTTTATTCGTAGATGAGTTAATTGTAAAGGGCCCTAGTGGAGAGCTTCCTTGTGTTTGTGCAGGATAGTCTCTAGTTGTTATTGTAATTTTTGCATTACCATTAATATATTTAAAATCAGGTATAAATCTTCTAAGCTTTATAAAGTATTCTCCGTCACCCTGAGCATCTAAATCAAAATCTCCTGAAGTTATGAATGCAGGAACAGCTGTGGTTGTGCCATCCGCTAGTACTTGGTTAGTCCCTATTTCATGATTAAATACTCTACTTGCACCGTTCGATACCCCCTGAACTGTTGGTGTTGTAGGTGTAAAATTAACATCAAACTCTGTAGCGATAGGTTGATCAAATAAGTGAGTGTCAGTAAAAGTTGTTCTAGCTAATGAACTTGTAGTCCAAGTTTGTTCTGCATAATTAAAAGTTACTTGTCTATCTATATAGCTTGAAGTAGAGGATGCGTAAAACCAAGAAATCTCTGAAAATAAAGAATTGTGGGCTGCATAAGTTATTTCTGAACCATTAGCAAAATTAAAACCTGGTGCATTATCATTAGTTTGAAATACAAAGTCTTCTACTAGCGATGGCAAAGCTTTAACAGTACCATCAAACATAAAGAAACCACCTGAATCTGAAATCCAGTAAACAGCTCCATTAGCATATACTATTGAATGTTGTCCGACACATCCACAGTTTGAACCTACTTGTCTAATACTAAAGGTAAAAGGAGGCCCTACAAACTGCATAAGGTACGCAGAAGTATCTGTTAAAATTAATATGTAATCTTTTGCTTTTGCAGCACCTACAATTTTGGTACCACTATCTATTCTAAATGAACCCGCAGTGTTAACTGAGGTTGCAGTATAGTCTGTTAAAGATTCTTGATCTGAGAATCTAATAAACATTTTATCCTGTGTTGATGCTGAACCTATAGTTGTTTCAGTTCCTAAAATAATTAAATGCCTGTCTCTATCAGATACTATACTCATAACAGATCTTGTTGGTGCTCCAGATAGTATAGTTGCTCTAGCTGCTATTCCTGATCCTCCGTCCGGATCCCATGAGAAAGTAGCTCCGTTTTTGATAGTTGCAATTAATAATTCACCATAATTATCTAAAGACCATGAAGCTGGATCTAGTATCGCATTTGAAGTAGTTCTTGGTGTACCCCAAGTAGAAGCTCCGTATAAACCTGTACCAAAGCCATAACCAAAGGCTTGTTGTAAGGGTCCTATTTTATAGTAAGGTTTACTATCAAGAGTACCATCATTTGTTGCGCCTGTTCCTGTTTCAGCAGTAGGCATTAAAATTGTAAAGGTTGAAGTAGTAGGTGCTAGTTGTACTTCAAATAAAACATCATCAAAGTCAGTAGCTGTATAACTTGTTTGACCACCTGTAAATGATCCGGCATTGTCAAAAGTTAAAAGATCACCTGGCTCTAGGTCGTGAGCCGTGGGCGTTGTAATTGTAACCGTTGTTGAACCATTAGTTGTAGTGATGTCACATCCGGTTCTTGCTAAATTTGCATCAAAAGGTGTAATGTCATAGTAGTCATCCCCATTGTAAATGTATAAAATTTTGTTTGTACCGATAGCTAAGAATTTTCTACCATCTAAATCAGCCCAAGTATGTGAAGCACGGCCCGCTCCTACAAGTTTCTTGTCCATAATTTCTGTCCAACCGCCAATTTTTTCAGGCATTCCATATCTGAATCTTACAAAATCACCATCTACCCATTGGTTTTCAGCCCCTGAGTCCGATGCTTGTTTATTAAAACCTGGTTGAAAGTTTACTTTTTGTAATGACATGCTTGGATTATACACTATAAGCGTATATCTATAAAGATTAGGCTATTTTGGTAGTATTATATTCCACTCTAGCTTAGATAGCAAATCTTGTAAATGTACCTCTTTTAGTTTATTTTCTTTTAAATAAGTGTGAAGTTCTTCAATATCAACTATTATCCATTGTTGTTTAGATTCAAATACTATTTTATCTGCTTTAGTATTAAAGGAACCATATTTACCTATTTTACCTTCTTTAGTTTTTTGTATAGGTCTTGTATCAAATTTGTAAAAACGATTTTGACCTTTTATAATTCCTGCTATATCCCAAGATTCTTTTTTAGAAGGATATTCTATATTTTCTAATTTATTTTCAAATTTCACTTTTTAATTTATACCAACAAGGCATGGTGTACCTTATTCCCTTGGTAATTTTATTAACTTCGTGCTCTATTTTATCCCCATTAAAAGCTATTAATTTACATTTTTTAAGTTCGACAATTTTATCTTCTACTATAGTTTTACCACCCTCAAAATCATCATTTAAATATAATATACTAGTATATGGGTGTATATCAAAATCTACATGTTTTAGTTGAAACCCATAAGTTGGCCATTTTACTATTTGAAAATAATTTATTTCATATTTTTTATTTATTTTTTTAACAAATTTATTTAAGAGGTTATTCATTTTTTTAATCTTAGTATTATTTAATATTAAATTACATTGTATGATTTCTGTTTCTCTATGTTTTATACAAAAATGATTATTTAAATTAAAATTTTTCTTATGAAAATTTATAAAGTAATTTGCTTCTTTATTAGAAATAAAGTTTTCTATTTCCACCATGGGCCTGTTTTATTAAATTCTTTATTTACCTTTTTAATTTCAGTTTTAGTTAAGTAATTATTAATGTAATAATAAGTAAATTTCATTTCTATATATAATTAATATTTATTATTGCTCTTCTATCTACATCTGTTTGACTTACACCTCTATGTAAAGTTTTGCAGGGAAAAATAATAATTTTATTTTCTTCAGAATTTATCATTTTTTCTTTTATATAGGTACCTCCATTACATGTATTTAGATATAATATAGCAGTCTTACCATTCTTAATATCATAATCTATATGTAATTCTGATGTGTAGGAAAAATTTTCTTTAGTCATCATATTACATCTTGCTTCTATTAATTCTTTAAATTTAAGTTTCTTTATAATAGGAACAATCCATTCCTTATAATGAGGAGATAGTATTTTTTTATTATTAAAAAAAGCATGATTAAACCAATAATGGTCTTTATTATTATAAACCATATTGTTCCTCCAATACCAAGGGAAATCTTGTGAAAAAACTCTGTCTTGAATTTTTTTTAAAAGTTTTTTTTCTAAAAAATTTTTATACACTTTCATTTATTTTAAAATCAAAATTTAAAACAGTTCTTGTATTGTAATTAACAGGACAGTTACCTGCATGAAATATGTCGCCATCAAAATAAACTGCATTTCCTTTAACTGGTGTATTTCTTTTATCAATAGTTAAGTTAGTTAAATCAAATTTTTTTCGTTTATTATATCTCTCTTTGAAAAATATGGTATCTCCATCTGAGTCTTCAAAATAATAAAGTAAAGATTTATAATTACTAAAATTACATAAATCTACATGAGGAAAATTATATTTTTTTAAATTGTGTCCTTTACAATAAAAGGTTTTTCTTATTCTTATTCTTAGTAGTTCTTTTATTTTTATTTTTTCTTTTTTTTCAAATTCAGAAAGAATGATTTTAAAATCATCAAAGTAACTAGAGTTTACACCGTTAGGTAATAAAAATAAAGAATGTACCCAAGCGTATGTCTCAGTTATGTTTTTATATTTTTTATAATTATTATCTCTTCCTTCAATAACATTATCATAATAATACCAAGGGAAATTATTATCTTGTATTTTTTTATTTAATAAATTTTGTTCTTTTTTATTTATAATATTAGGAATAATTTTTATCATTTTAATTTGCAAAAATTTTTGGTAAACCTAAATGAATCCTACTATCAAATTTATTTTTATTTTTTTTTACATAATGAAGAAAAACTTGAACACATTCTTTTTCTTTTAATTCTTCTCTCCAATGAACTAATTTTACACCATCATATAGAAGAGCATTGCCAGGTGCTATGTTTGCCTTTACTTGAATATTATTTTTATCAATAAAATAAAAAGGCCAATGTCCTCCTAAATTCAAAGTTAACGAAACTGCACATTCTTTTCTATCTAAATGTCTATATAAAGTATCTCCTTTTTTATATAGTCTTAAATAAGAATAACTTTCGTTTAATTTTAATTTAGTAATATTTTCAACTTTACTTTTAATACTAGTTAATAAGTTATCCATTGCTAAATCTCCATATGCACAAAAAGTATTTTTCATCATGTGATCACTTTTTGCTCCCCAATCAGTGTTCTTTAAAAATATATACTCATGCTTTGATAAAGTATTGAAAACCTTATATTTTAGTTTTACATAATTATATAAAAAAACACAAAGATCATTACTTATTATATTTTTTTCTAAATAATATCCTTTTTCTTTAAAACTGTTCATTAAAATAAATCTTCATTCTTACATTTTTGTATTAAAAATTTACTTAAATAATTTTTTGTTTTTGACATTTTAACTTTACCAAGACGTATCTCATGTATAGGTTGTTCAAAAATAGAATCATCATATTTTATATCATTCGCCTGAAATTGTTTTTTTACATTAAAATTTAATTTTTCATATTTTATATCTAAATATTTAAATACTTTTTTAATTTCTTTTTCAGGATTTTTAATTAATTCTTTGTAATGTATTACTAAGTAATCTTCTTTTTTCTTTAGAATATTTTTGATAGATAATAAGGATTTACCAATAGGTCCATTTAGAGACATTAATTCTGTTGAATAACTATTTATATTTTCTTTTTTAATTTTATTTATACTTATAAAAGAATTTATACATTCATGTATTGGTCTATATAAAATTATAAATTTAGGTTTTTTTATAATATTTTTTAACAAAAATAAGTTAGCTTCAGTTCCCCAAGGTCCTCTGGATATTATATTATTTGATTTCCAATCTTTAAAATAATTATTTAATACATTTATATATATATTATCAAAAGATTTTTTATCTGGAAAATTTAAATAGTTTTCTTCAAATTTTAATTTATATAAAGAATATAAAATACTTGGTAATATAGAATTTGCTGTTACCGTTATATCCTTATTTTGATTTAATAAATATCCAAATAAGGTGTTTCCAGCTCTTGGTAATCCACTTAAAAAATATATATTTTTCATTATCTAAAAGGCTTTCCTACACACCAAACTACCAAAGAATATCTTGTACCTTTTGTTACTGGAGTAACACAATGATACTCATCTGAAGGAAAAACAATAATTGATCCCATGGGTTTTAATTCTTTAACTTCAATTTCCTTTAATTTAGTGGGGTCGGTTATATCATGGGTAAGTATTTTAAAATCACCGCCTTTGTAATCAGAAGGATCACTTAAACAAATACTCATAGACAATTTTCTAATTTTTCCATGAAGATGAATATTATCTGAACGATCATAAGGTACAAAACTGCTATCTTGATGATAGTTATAATGTTGATTTTTTTTATATATTGTAAATTGAATATCTTCTATGGAACTAATTTCAAAATTCCAACCAGAGTTGGAATTAGCTATGTTTATATAAGGTCTAATTCTATCAATTAACCACTTATCCCTTAACCAGATAATATTTGAATCTCTACGTTTTTTCAAATCTTTTATCTCTTTACCGGATAATCTTTTTTTATTTAAACCAAATGTCCTTGCTGTTCTATTTTTTTTAGAAAGACTATGTTTTATAATTTTATGACATTCTTTTTTTGAAAGAGCTTTGTCAAAATACCAATATTTCCATTGTACATTCATATCTATATAGATATGTTATATAACAGATTTTATAATATTTACAATACTTCCCAAGAAAAAGTATTAGTATTCCAAACTAGATTTTCTTGTGATTCTCTTGCAGTTCCAAGCCATCTTTGATTTTCTTCATCCCATGAAATAGGATAAACATCAGGTAAACCAGTTTCATTATTATGTGGAAAATCTTTATTATTTGGATAAGTTACTGGTGCTTGCCATTTAAAGTCATTATCTAATGTCCAACTATCAAAAGGTTTAGCATCTATAAATACATTATTTACAGGATCATAAGTACCTCCTACTTGAGCATATCTTTTTCTAAAAGATCCCTCAGGGCTAGCTTGTTTCCAAACCCCTCCATTAAATAAATTTTGACAATATGTTTCTCCTTCTATAGCCATATCTACAGAACAAGCTTCATTATCTACTACAATAATTTCTAGTACAACATTATTTTCATCTAATTTAGCAAATGTTTTCATTAAGATATCTCCGCCGTTCCTGATACTGTGAATCTAGCAATTTTTCTTCCGTCTGGAGCTGTACTTGTAGTGTTAGTTCCAGGTGCGACTGTCCATGTATAATCAGAAGGTGCACTTAAAACGATTACTCCATCTCCTCCTGAAGATCCTCCTCCGCCGTCACCGCCGCCGCCTCCGCCGCCGCCGCCGAGAGCGCCAGTTCCTGGACTTCCTCCAGATCCTTGACCTCCGCCAGAGCCTCCTCCGCCAGAGCCTCCTGGTCCAGGGGGTTGGCCGTGAATATATCCACCGCCGCCACCGCCGCCAGCATAAGTGACAGATGAACCTGTTATACTAGATGTAAGCCCTGTTCCTCCTGGTCTATCAGCTGGGGCTGATCCGCCAACAGTAGTTGCTCCACCACCGCCACCTCTTGGTGATGTACCTCCATCATTACCTTCAGATGGAGTATAACTTCCAGCGTTTCCAGTACCTCCGCCGCCGCCTCCAGATCCGCCTGGAGCTGCTGATGGACTACTAGCACCGGCTCCTCTTCCACCACCGGTAGATTCAAAAGGTGCAGCTAAATCTCCTCCGGAAATACCAGAAGCACTACCAGAACCAGAAGTTCCACCTCCGCCTCCAATAGAAACTGTATATGTATTACCTGTATTTAAAAGAATAGGTTCATCAGAAGATATTGGAGAGTCGAAAGAAATTCTAGCTCCTCCAGCTCCTCCGCCTGCTGCGTAGTTTGTACCACCTCCGCCGCCTCCAGCGACAATTAAATAATTTACTTCAATAGCACCAGCGCCGCCATTACGTTGGCCAAATCCTGCTGCTGATCCTGCGCCTCTTGAACCTAGAATTGGCATCTTTCTATAATCCTCCTATTATGCAAACTGTGTTTGCGATGCAAGAACTGTAAACGTTGCGCTTGCAGTTTTAATAATTGTATATGTATATGTATCTAATGAACTTGCATTACCTTCAGTGGGGGCTGATCCGCCTTGCCATTCTGGAGTAACACTTGATCCATCAATTGTAAAAGCATTATTATAGTAAGCTGTCGCACCTTGAGAAACAATGTGCGCTACTGTAATAGATTCACCTGTATCCATGATTGAGTCCAATGTGTTTGATCCATCACCTCTAACATTTAAAGTCCAGTTACCTGAGGCATTTGTTGTGAAATTCCATACTGCTTGTGTTAAAACATCATAGTTAACAGTTCCTGTAGCAGCCGTTGCTTCAGTTGTAACTTTTTCTGCAACACTTTGAATTTTACCTTGACCGTTGAAAGTTGCTCTGCCAATTCCTTTTGGTGTAATATTAAAATCAATATTAGTGTCTCCACCTGTTGCTGATACTTCAGGTGCATTACCTGTTGCTGCATTTGTAATTGTCAATTCATTTACTGCTGATGCAGTAGTTGCAAATTTAACTTGCTCTAAACCATTTTCATCACCGATGAAGTTTCCGTTATCAATTAAAATATTATTTCCATTAGCATCTAAGTTACCACCTAATTGAGGAGTAGTGTCTTCTACTAAATCTTTCATAAAGAACACGTCAACAACATTTGTGCCATCAGCAAAAACTAAAACTGTTTTACCTGCTGGAATTGCTACACCTGTACCTGATACAGTTTTAATAGTTAATGTATAACCCGCTCTTGTAGTGCTGTCTGCAACGATATAAGTTTTTTCAATTCCATCTGGAACGTTTACAACTCTTGTGCCTGCTAAAGTCCCTGTTAGATTTAGAACCATATTTCTAGCGTTTGACAAAGTTGCGTTTGTCATTGCTAAAGTTACATTTGCTGATGCAACATCTATTGCTTCATAACCTGCAATTGCTTGTTGTACTAAGTTTAAATTTGTGTTTGTTTTATCACCCCATGTACCAGAGTTTTCCCCTGTTACCATTAGCTCTAATTTTAGATCTGTTGAGTATGCTGATGCCATAATTTTTATCCTTTATTAATTCTTTAATTTTATTTCTATTACGCTGCCTTGTCAACTACCGTCCAAGTTGGAGCTGTTCCCGGGTCAACAATTTCCCACGCATTTAAACCTATTGTACCACTGCTAGCAGTCATTGTCACTCCGGTAGGTAAAGCAATATCACTGATACCTGCTAAAACATCATTAAGACTGACTGTAAGATCAATACCTGTTGGACTAGCTATAGTGTTTGGAATAGCATCTTCATTACCTAAAACAGTTGTTATTTCTTGACCTGTGACTGGTACGTTAGCATCTGCTGTAATTGTAGGTTGATTATTAGCAGATGAATTTAGTGTTAAATTAGTATTTGTAACAGGCACCTCTTGAGAAGGTAATCCAATTTCTTCACCTCCTTGTGATATATCTGTTCCAGGACCTTGACCAAACTGTCCTGCTCCAAACGGAGCATCACCCCAATTCGTAGCTGAAGCTGTAGTGACTTGTACTTCAACAACTTCCCCACCAAAAACATCATTAACCGAAGAAGCTATTTGTATACCCTCAGTTACTACAGGTATTTCTACTGTTCCTACTGCTTCAAAGTCAATTTGATTTCCTGTAACTTCTACATTTCCGTCTGCAATATGTTCTGTTTCAGTACCAACAAATATTGTAATACCGTCCCCAACACCCCACTGTCCTGAACCCCACAGTTCAGTTCCCCATTCATCATTAGAAGGAGAGGTTACTTGAACTACATTAGTTTCTCCACCAAAAACATCATTGACAGAAGTATTTGCAATAGGAGAAGGTGAGCTAGGTGTTGCTACAGCACTTGTTCCAGCTAATACACTATCCGTTGTTGAATTTAATTCTTCACCTGTAACTGAAGGGGAAACACTAATTGAAGAATCAGCTGAACCCTGATCCATATCCATTCCAGATATTTGAGCCCATTCTGCATCACCCCAAACATCGGTGCCCCAAACAGTTCCTGATCCAGGAGTTGTAACTTCTACAGTTGCATCTTGGAAAGCTTGCCCCCAAGGAAGTTGTCCCCAATTTAATCTACCAAAACCTTGGTTAGGTGTTGCGGCTTCGTCTCCTGTAGCTGTTTGTAGAATTGTTAGGCCTGTAAGTTGAATACTTACATCATTTAGGTTACCCCATTGAGCATAACCATAAGTAATACCACCCCAACCAGAAATGTTGTATGCATCTAAAGATCCAATAGTTGTACTAGCAGAATTTTCCCCACCATAAGATTCTGATGACCATGATGAAGCTCCAAATGCAGTAAGACCTGCTGACGATACCTGTACTGTAATATCTGCCATCAGGCCCTCCTGTTAAATTATGCGATTCTTAATATAGCTGACGAACTAGTAAATTGTGGAAATTGAATTGTAAAAGTTCCTGAAGTTGCAGTTTTGTCTGCACCAAAATCTAAAACGCAAACTGATTTATCTGATTCAGTATCGTTATAAATTAAAGCACCTCTCGCAGTAAGTGTTACTCCTGTGAAAGATAGATCTGCAAAATCAACAATCGCGACTCCGCCTGTTGCTAATGAAACTTGTTGTGATTGTAGTACTCCACCACCTGCTACGTATTCTCCAGATGCTGCTACTTCACTTGATGTTGTGTATGAAGTTGTTGCAGAACTTAGAGTTGCTACAGATGTGTATAGTGCTAATTTAAATGAATCTCCGCCACTCTCTAAATCATGAATTCCCTCAAGAATTTCTTTTTTAAATGAGTTAGCTACTGCTTGTGATATTGCCATGTTATTTTCTCCTTATTAAAATCTTTAATTATTTGGTGAAGGTGAAGGAACTTTTATCCTTGGCACTCCATCCATATACTCGTCTCTACGTCTTCTACCCATTTGCTCTAACGCAAAACTTTGTATAGCTCCATTATACTTGTCTGAATAGATTTTGTACATATCCATGGGTCCTTTTAAGAATTCATATGCTTGTACCATTGTTCCATAAAATAATAGATCTGAAACATTATCCGATAAGTAAGTTGTCGTATTTGTAGCCGATAAAGCCTCTGGGGAGTATATATAGCTTAGCTGAACCTTATATTGAGCATCTGGTGCCGGAGCCATAATAATAGTAGTTTCTTTCCAATTAGCATAAAATTTAGGAACCCCTGTTGCTCCCGTACTATTGTATTCAAAAATAAAACTTGTATCTCTTTTATCTAAATATTCTTTAGTAGTAGGTGTTTGTGTTGAATCAAAAACAAGCATAGATCTAACAATAATAGATGTTCTTGTGGCTGTTGTTGTAGCAGCACTTGGTAAATCTAAATAAGGTGAATTAATATTTAAATTAGCTGTTGCATATTCTCTTGTGTAATCAGCGTCCACTTCTCTAAATATACGAAGCTCAGCATCTCTTATCATTCCTTGAACAATAGTGTCTGTTAAAACAGCTGAATCAACTTCTGTATAATCTCTAACCTTTTGTAATAATTCTGCGTATGTCATTATGTAGTTATTGTAACACTCCCTACTGCAGCACCCAACTGTCTCTTGTTATTTTCTGCTAAAGAAGATTCTCCTGGTTGCATACCATTAGATAAAAATTGTCCAGGCCAATATTGCGGGTCTAAATTAACAGTTACAGGTGCAGCTCTTTGGGGTCTAGCATTCCATAACGCTTGAGGATCCGCCATATGTGGTTTTGGATCTAGTTGTGGTTGTTTAGCTTCAAATTCAGATGTATGTACCCATGAACCGTTCCATTCTTTTACCATTTCTAAATATGGAAAAGCTTGTCCTGATCTATCTGATATCGATTGAGAACGTTTACCTTTTGCGTAAGCCATTATGATCCTTGTGGGTAATAAACATTAGGAGTGATATAAACAGAAGTTCTCTGTCCATCTTCTTCTAATGCTCTTTTTAATTCATCTTCATATAATAATTTTAATGCTTGTAATCTATCAGGTGCAACTTTTTGTGATAGATAAAATGCTAATCCAGATACCATACAAGGAAAGAATCTAAATGGCATATCTGATGTATTAGTGTATGCCCCCGCGTCTTCAATTCTTGCAAGATAGTAATAGAATATATTACTCACGGCACTCGTATCAGGCGCCAGATATAAACTTATAGTTGGATTAATTTGTCTATCAACATAATACTGCGAAGGTGTTCCTGTTATAGTCTTATCAGGTATCGCAATGTATTCAGATCTAGATACTTTTGTTAATGTTTGTTGATTACCGCCTGTAGTAGTAACAACAGCTTCAAGCACATCATTACAATCACTAGGTGTGTCGTAAGTTACTTGTCCATTAATAAGTGTTGTAGTTTCAGATTTAACTTTCCAAAGGTTGATACCTCTGTTGCCCCATTCAGAAAATAAAAGATTTAAACTTCTTCTAGCAGATTTGATATCATGCCCTGAGTTAGTTCGTAAGCCACATCTTTCGTAAGCTTCTTCTATAACCTCATCGATTGTGATATTAAAACTTGTAGTTCCTGATGTAGCCATTGCATCCTTATGATTTTATTTTGCCAGTCATTTTATAATTTTTATGACCGCCACCAATTGCCATTCCACCTGACATTTTATTCATCATAGCTACTTCTCTTCTAGCTTCTTTAATACCATCTATTGTCATTCTTTCTTTTTTAGCATTAGCGTTTGCTTTAGCTACTTTATAAACTTTTTTACTACTCATTACTTTACTCCTTCAAATTTTCCACCCTTAACAGCGATACCCATACCGCCGCAAGATAGATTGATTATTTTATTTTTAGCTGCAGCTTTTGCAGCTTTATCCTGCTTGTCTCCTTTGACAGAATCCGTTGCTTCTTTTAATGCTTTTAAGTAAGCTTTATATTCAGTTGCTTCATCCATTACTTTAATAAATCTCCATAATAGTTTTCTAAATTTTTATTTGATAATTCTATTCCGCCTGAATCATGTTTAATAAATTTACCTTGGTAAGCTGCTGTGTATTTTAGTTTACCCTTTTTATCATAATCAGAAATTGGATTCTGGATATCTATTAATTCTTTTCGTCTTTTGTCTCTATCACCGGAAACAGCTTCCTGTTTTTTCTTTGGTTTTTCTGCGTGAAGTCCAACACTAGCTTTCTTAACACAGTTAGGAACTTTTCTTCCACCTTTGGATTTCATCCCAATCATTTCATATCCTTCCCAACAAGGTCCTTTTTTAGCCATTTAAATCTCCTTTTGTGCCGCGGCATTCAGAGTGTATAACTTCTGCTGTTTGCGGTTATATAACTTCTTCGATTGTACCACCTTAGGGCTAAACAGTAAACGGCTTTGCAAGAGGGTTCTTGCGACCGGATTTCTTTTCTTTATAGACTTTTCCATGTGTTTTTGCGATTACTTTATCAAATTTTCTTTTATCTGATGACCCTAGACCAGGTTCTAATTGTCTAGCCATCTGTGCTCTTGTTATTGCCATTATAAATCTACTGCCTTTCCTATTATTGGTCTATATTTAGTTTTACCCTCTTCTCTAAAGGCATGCAAGAACTGCTTTCTAGGTTTATCTTCGACATAACTACAATGACACCATCCGCTGTTAGGTTCTCCTTTTTTGTAGAACTCGAGAATCATTTGATCAAAATCAAGATTCTTATATATCCAATCACAGAGCTCTGCGTTATCAACTCCCGGACATTCAAAATCAACGGCCTCCGCATCGCAGTGCTGACTGTTAATAGAACTTCCTATTGCAACAGATAGCTCTGGAGAACGATAGCAGCTGGTCACTGTTACAGGACCAAAATGGTCTCTTACAGGCTGTAAAATATTATCACACAATAGTTTTAACTTTGCTATTTGATCTGAGTTAGGATTATTATCTATGCCCTTACGGACAGCTGTGTCCGATTTAATTAATTCTTGAAGAGTGAAGTTACGTGATAAGTTCATTTATTGACAGGATAAACACTCATCACTGTCTTTGTCAAGATCAGCAAGTGCTT